ACGTTCAACCAGGCTGGACACGTACTCAGCGCCCAGGTCGCTGGGGTAACGGCGGCGCAGCTCGGCATCACTGAAGCGCAGGTTGCGCGAACGGCGGGCCTCGGCGTCGAACACCTCGGTGCGCACCGTCACCGTCCAGGTGCGGCTGGCCACGTCCTCGGCGCTGGCCATGGCCACCATGCGGCCGATGTATTCCACCGTGGCCACGTCGGCCTCGGCGTCGGCCGCGTTGTAGCGTTGCTCGAGCACGCGCACCAGGCGGCGCTGGTAGGGCTCAGACACCACCAGGTCAAAGATGCCGGCTTCCAGGCCCGTGAGCGTGAAGTCCAGGCCCTCGGTGCCGTCGGCGGCCTCGCCGTGGGTCTGCATGGACAACAGCGCGCCGGTGTGGGTGTACAAGTTGCCGCCGCTCACCACGTCCCACGGCGCCACGGCCAGGCGCAGCGTGCCGCTGGTGAACAGCAGTTCGACCAGCTGCGCGCTGCCCTTGTGGCTGGCTTCGTCGGCCGCCAGCTGCGTGGGGGTGCGGTTGCGGCTCACTCTTCCACCAGCTCAACGGCAAAGCCGGGCAGCAGGCCGCCCTGTGCAGACATCTGCACCACCGGCTGCGCCAACACGTAGCGGGTGGTGGGGCGCTGCCAGACCACGGGCGTGGTGCTGGCGGCGCCCAGGCGGTGCGCGGGCTGGAAGTTCACCTGCATGGCGCCTGCGGGGTCGGCCAGTGCGTCTTCCACCACCACCACGCGCTGGCCGGCCACGCTGATGCGGTCGCCGCGCAGCAGGGTCAGGTAGGCCTGGTGCGTGGTGGTTTCGGCGCCGGGCTCAATCTGCACGCCAAACCAGCTTAGGGTCTGCCCGGCGGCGGTGGCGGCCGGGGTGGGGTTCACCATAAACTGCACGCTGCTGCTGGCCGGCATGGTGGCCGTCACCGAAAACCGCTGCCAGGTGCCCGTGGGCGTGACCAGAAGCGAGGCGATCAGGGTCGAGGTGCTGTCATAGATCACCAGCGCCACGGTGCCGCCCAAGGTGCCCGCCTTGAGCCAAACGCTGCCGGTGAACACTTCGCCAGCCAACACGGTGCGCGGCGCTTCGGCCACGAAGAACGTGTCACCTGCGGCCACGCTGAGCATGCGCATGCCCGGCGCCTCATAGCCAGGCGGGCCGTCGTCGGTGTCCACCTCTGAACAGCAGTTGACAAACGAACCCGCAAGCACCTCAAGATGCGGCGCCCAGAAAACCACCGTGTCACCGGCGCTGCCGGCGCTTGGGAACTCCATCACCACCCGCAAGTTGGCAGCAGGCGACGCGCCAATCAGCGCGGCAATCTGAAACCACTGCCACGCGCCGCTGGGCGTGACGTCTTTGGTGCCGTAGACGGTGCCAGATCCGTCTTGAATCTGCAGCCTGACCACACCGGCCAAGGTGCCCGCCTTCAGCCGCACCGTGAAAGACGCCGCTTTGCTGGCGTGCGTTGTAGTCGTGTAGGTCTGGAAGACGTAGCACACTCCGCCAGCGGTGCGCGTGATGAGGCCAGCAGTCGGCTGGCCGTCAGGGTCAGTCTGGCCACCAGTTATGGTGGCGTTCGACAAAGACCACCCGCTGGTGCCCCAGGCTTGGTAAGCCCCCGCCCGGCGCACCAGGTTGGCACCCGCCAAGCCGCCGCCCAGCGTCAAGCTGCTGGCACCTGCCGCCATGGTGGCGCTGAGCGTTGGCGCACCGCGCAGCGTGCCCAGCGGTTCAGGCGTCTGCAGGTTCCACAGCAGCAGCCTGTCGGCACCGCCACGCTGCTTCAGAAAAAAGGCTTCCAGCTGGCGGCGCTGCACCAGCTGCGACACCGGCACTGTGCGGAAGTTCATCGTTGTACGCCAGCGCGCGCCTGGCAGGCTCTGCGTGGTGACGCGGCCGCTGCGGGCTACGCTGAGCTCGACGTTAAACTCCACGGCCTCGTCATAGCCCTCAGGCGAAAAGTCGCCGCCGGGCGCAAAGGGCCAGGTGTAGTCAGCCACGGTCAGGCCCCCGCCAGCATGGCGTTGTTCATGACGCGACCCGGGCGGGCCAGGTCACCGGCAAAGCGCGCGTACAGCGCGCGGTTGTTCTGCTCCAGCGCGGCCGCGTAGGCTGCCGGGCTTTGACCTGCGGGCACGTGGTAGTGCACCTGCATGCCGCCGCTGGGCGCTGAACCGCCGGCGTGCGGGTTGTAGCGGGCCGGCACCACCTGTTCGCCGCGGTGCAGCAGCGCCACCATGTCGCGCGGCACAAAGTTGGTGCCGGTGGCCATGCCGCCGCGGGTGCCGTTGATGTCGGGCGCGTTGATGCCCCGGCCGCTGGTGTCCACGCTGTAGCCACCGCCCACCACGCTGCCGATCATGCCCAGCAGGTCACCGAACAGGCCACCCTGCCCGCTCTTGCCCACGGCCGCTGTGGCCAGTGCGTCGGCCAGGCTGGCGGTCACGCGGGTGAAGATGGCGTTGCCCAGCGCGTTGGCAAACGCCTTGGCCGGGTTGTTGCTGTCGCGGAAGGCGGCAGACAGGGCGCCCTTTACGTCTTCGTAGGTGCTGTCGCCGGCCTTCTGGCCCAGTTTCTGAATCTCGTACTCAGCCTTCTCGCTGTTCAGGCGCCGGGCTTCGGCCAGCGCGCCAGGGGTCAAGCCCTTGGCTTCCAGCCGGCGGTTGGCGATGTCCAGATCCAGCCGCACCAGGGCTTCACCGCGCGCGGCTTCGTCCTCGATCAGTTCCAGCGACGCGCGGCGCGTGGCCTCGCTCAGGCTGTCCAAAAACTCTTGCTCGGCCGCCAGGCGCTTGGCGTCGCGCTCTTCCTGCGCGCGCAGGGCTTCGTTGAAGAAGCCGTCGATGCGGCTTTGCTCTTTCTCGTAGGCCGCCGCGGCCACCATGCCGTCGCGCGCGTCCAGCACCTGGAATTCGTCGGGGATGTAGGGCTTGCCGGTGCTGGTGCGAGCGCCACCCTGGCCGCCCTGCAGCTTGGCAATTTCGCTGCGGTTGGTGCTGACGTTGCGGCCGCGCGCGTCGGCCTGCTGGTTTTCCAGCTTGAGCTGTTCCTTAAGGAACTGGATTCGTTGCTCAAGGGCATCCTTGGCCTTGGGGCCCAGGTTGCCGCCCAGGGCCTCCAGCCGGCTCATCGCGATGTCGAGCTGCTGGCGCGTGCTGCCTTGCCGGCCAATGTTCAGCATGGCATCCCACGCGCCGCTGGCGGCTTCCCTGATGCCCTTCCAGGCACCCTCCAGCAGCCCCAGCTCGCGCGTCTGGCTTTTGGTGGCTGCCAGGAAGGCTTCGCTTGTGGCGATCATGGCCTCTTCGACGCGGCCCTGCTCTTCCAGCCCCTTGATGTACTTGAACTGCTCGACGGTGATGAAGTTCCAGGCCTTGTTGTGCTCGGCAGCCCACTTGGCCACGCCGTTGCTCATGGTCGCGAAGTCGCGCGCGATGTCGGCGCTGTCCTTGCCCGTGATGTCGGCCAAGCGCGCAACAGCCGCCGCCGTGGCGTCGATCGCCTTGGCGCCGACTGAGCCAGTGGAAGCCAGCGCGATGACGATGTCTTTGGCACCGCCTACGGTCTGCTTGGAACCCGCGGCCACCTTTTCGGCCAGCATCTGGTAGCGGTCGGCCGTCAGCGCTGCAGCGTTGCCGCTCAGAAGCAGCGTCTTGCGCAGCTCTTCGCTCTCGCTGCGCCCCTGAAACACGGCCACGCCGAGCGTGCCAACCACCGCGGCCAGCGCGCCAATGCCCAGCGTCACCGGGCTAATGGCTGCGCCGATGCCCCGGATGGCCGGGCCGATGCCTCCAAAGCTATCCTTGATCTGGCCACCTTGCTGCAGCAGGATCAGCAGCGGGTTCTGCCCGCCGGCCAGCTGCGTGGCAATGTCGGTGAACTGCGCCGGCAGCGTGCGCATGGCCGCGGCCGTCTGGCGGGCGCTGATCTCACCGGCCTGGCCGATCTTGCCGATGGCGGCCGCCGCCTGCTGCGTGGCTTGCGGCAGGTTGCCTGTGTCCAGGCGCAAGACGACGACGGCTTCTTCTCTCACTGCACCGCCTCCTGGCCTACGCTTTGTCGCGCTGCTCGGCAAACCACAGCAGCGCTTCGTCTTCCATCACCTGCAGCGCTTCGAACAGCTGGCGCCCGCGCCGGCCGCCCTGGCCGGGCTTGGCGCGCAGCGGCAGCGCCGTGTGGTCCAGCGAGAAAGCACCGCCGGGCCCCGCACGCCACTGGCCGCGCATGTCCATGAACAGGCGCACCGCGGGCCAGTGCTCGGCCCACAGTTCCACGGGCTCGGGCGCGGGCGGCGGCGGCGGTGCTTCCACCACAAAGCCAAAGGCCGCGGCGGCCGCGTTGTCCACCACGGCCACGGCAGGCGGGCGCCACAGCACCCGCCGCGTGGCCGCCCTCAGTTTTTTGCGCGTACATCCGTCAGGTGCCTGCGGTACTGCGTGATCAGCTCGGGCCCGCTGGCGGGGTACTGGTCCAGCAAGGTGGCCAGCACGTCGCGGCTGAACGGCGCGGGGTTGCCTTCGGCGTCGGCCAGGGGCGACAGGTCGAGCAGCACCTCTTCGACGTAGCTCACGTCGTCAGTGCGGTCCACGCTGCTCAGCAACCAGGCGCTGAGCTGGCGCGCCGTCTTGTGCTTGAAGGTGGCCTGCAGCGTGGCGGGCTTGTCACTGCCCGGCACACTGATCTGCACCGGGCACTTGAAGGTGGGGCTGGCAACGATCTTGAACATGGCCGCGCCGCCTTAGCGCGACACGATGCGCAGTTCGTCGTTGCCGGCGCTGGGCACCATGCGCAGCTGGTAGGCGTGCAGCGCGTTGCCGTTCAGGTCTTCCACGCTGGGGCTCACGCGCTGCACCAGCGGGCTGTACACCGCCACGATGTTGCCGGTGGTGGTGCCGTGGGTGAAACCCAGGCCCGTGGTGGTGTTGGCCAGCACGTCGGTCATGGCCGTCACGGCCTGCGCGGCGCTCAGGTCCAGGCTCAGGCCGCCGGTGACCTGGCGGTCGGTGAGCTCTACGGTCTCGGCACCCACCAGCGGCTGGAAGACCAGATTGTTGCCCGCGTCCACCTGCAGGCCCTTGCTGATGAAGGCCGTGCCGCCGCTGATGACGCCGGTGGCGGTGGTGTACGTCAGGCTGCCCAGCACCAGGTCGGCGCTATTGGTGTCGGTCACCACCTGCGGCGTGCGCCAGGCGGTGAGCGTGGGCGACGGGTTGGCCGCCGCCGTCAGGCCGCCGTTGCGGCCGATGAAGCGGAAGCGGAACTCGGGCCGCTCGCCCACGCCCATGGCCAGCGTGAAGGTGCCGCGCGCGCCCAGCAGCTTGTGCAGCTGGCCGTCCAGGTAGTAGTAGATGGTCAGGCTGGTGTTGGTGCCGAAGGCGCTGACGGGCAGGTAGTCGACACTGGCCGCCGCAACGGTCTGGCCAAAGCCGCAAGCCAGCAGCAGCTTGCCCCAGGCCGGCGGCGTGGTGGCCGTGCCGCTGCCCGCGGCCTCGACCGTGAAGCTGACCTCGACGTAGTTGGTGCCCACCAGTTGCTCGCTGCCGCCCAGATAGCCGCGCACGAAGTTGCGCGCCACGCTGTTGGCCACCAGGGGGTTGATGCTGGGGTCGCTGACCAGCAGCGCGTCGGTCCCGCCTACAGGCACGGAGTCGACGCTGTAGGTAGGCTCCAGCTTGGCCAGGATCAGGGTGTTGCGGATGATGCGCGGCATGGCTTGCCCCTTGTGATGTGCGGTGTGCGGCTACGCCTGCAGCGAGCCAGAAGATGTGATGTGCAGCACCGGGTAGATGCCGGTGCAGGTGCCCACGCGCGTGTCGGCTTGGGCGCTGTCGTGGCGGATTCGGGGCTCGCCTACGTCGACCACTGCGCCGCCCAGGCGGCGGTCTTGCATCAAGCGGGCGTACACGCGGGCATGCAGGTCGCGGCTGGCGCGGCCGGTGCCGCCGATGTTGTTGACGCGGGCGCGGCAGCTGATGGCCACGCGGCTGGTCCAATGCACCTGGCTGGTGAACTGGTCACGCGGGTCGCTGTCTTCCAGGCTGACCAGCACGGCTTCGTTCAAGCCTTCGGGCAGCAGTTCAAGGTCGGCGTCTTCTTCGATCAGGCCGGCCGTGACGGCGGGTTCTTGCCGCAGCGCAGTGAGCACGGCGCTGACCACCGCGTCGTGCGCGTTCACGCCAGCTCCAGCTCGAGCAGCGTGGTGCCAGCCTCGAAGTGGTCAACGCGGCCGCCGGGCGCCACTTTGTAGGTGCCAGCCGGTTGGCTAAGCTGGTTGTGGTAGTACACGACCACCGGCGTGCCGTCTTGAACGGGCACGGCCAGCTGTTCGGTGAGCGCGGTAAATGTCAGGTCGCGCGTGCGGGCAGACACGCCGCCCAGGTCTTGCACAGACGGCGTGCGGGTGAAGACACCAGGCACCGTGACGGCAGCCGCCGCGCCAATGGTGGCCCGCGCGTTGGACGCGCGCTCCAGAGCAACGCGGTTGACGCGCTGCTCCAGGCCAGCAAAGGGGACGGCAGACTGCGCCACGGGCCAGGCCGAGCGTTACTCGTTGATGACGCAGGCCACGGTGGCGACACCGTTGCCGGCCGCCGCGTAGGCCCAGCCAGCCACGGTGTTGGACGCCGACGTCAGCGTCAAGCGCAGGTTGGTGTTGTCCCAGTACAGGATGGCGCCCTGCGTGACAACGTCGGTGCTCAGCTTGGGCAGCGTGTACACGCCCTTGATGGCAAACACGCCGGGCGTGCTGATGGCCACGTCGTTGACTGCCACGCCGATGCGGCCGTTGCCGACAACGCCAATCAGGGTGGCGGCACCCGCGGCGCGCGCTGCGGCCGGGGTGTGCTCGATGGTCTTGCCTTCGGCGACAAGGTTCTTCATGGTGGTTCCTTTCCGTCAAGTGTTGGGCTGGTCAGCCGTTGCGCTGCAGCGTCTTCCAGTCCAGCGCCTTGGCGGATGCGTCGATGCGCACCTTGAAGCTGGCACCGTCGATTGACCAGCTGGCCTGCTGCTCGAGCGTGGGGGTCTTGACGCCGTCCAGGTAGTCCACCACCACGGTGTCGTGCACGGCCGGGTTGGCCGCGCCGTACCAGATGGAGCCGCTGGAGTCGTCCAGACGCGCGTCGGAAATCACCTGGGCGATGCCGCGCACGCTGTTGGGCGTGGTGTTGTTGCGGGTGGCCGCGCCCACCTCGTATTCGCTTTCCATCACGGTCTTGGCCACACCTTCCAGCGTGACGGGCACGATGAGGTTGGCCATGCGGATGTTGAGCGAGCCAGTGGTCTGGCCGGTGTCTTTCTGGCGGGCCATGGCCACGCGCATGGCGTCGACCGTGGTGGTGCTGATGGCGCCGGCGCCTTGCAGGTTGTTGTGGGCGGCATTGAACAGCGCCACACCGTCGGCCATGTTGGCGTTGGCGGTGAGCACGGCGTAGGCCAGGTCGCCCACGGTGCGGATGGCGGCGCGGCCCATCTTGCGCGGCAGGCGCGAGAAGGCGTCCATGTCGTCGTTGATGATGGCCTGGCGGCTGATGTTGAACAGCTCA